GAGAAGGTCCACCATGTCTAGCTGAACTATCTAAACTAACAAAAGAAGAAGGCTTTGATGGTAAAGATAGATTTCTTTACAACTATCATGTCTTTGTAAAGTTAAAGTATGAAGAGAACTGGGAACAGATGGTTATGGATGCACCCGTAAAATTTTTCTCAGGTGCCAATGCACATGCATGGGATAAAAATAAATTAAAAGCTAAACTAAAATCATGGCGAGATACATACAAAGGATATACATGCACACAGAGTCCTATCAGTGACTATTGTAAAAAAGGTATCTGTGTAAAAAGAAAGTTTGGTGTTCTTTGTGGATCTAAAGGCAGCTATCCAATCCTTACTAATTTAGTCAAGATTGATTTAGAACCGGAGGCAGAATACACATTTGATGTGACACTACCCGACGGTGAAGATGTAAGAACAGTGCATTGCAAAAATGTAGAACATGTTAACGATCAAAGGAAAAGACGTAATGCTATATCAAAGTATGCAGGGTTTCCACCACCAATGATTAAGTCTGGTGATGATCAAAAAGTTTTAGAAGATCTCTATAGAACATTAACAGTACAAGACCCACCAATAGGTACAACACCAAAAGAAAAACTACATGATCAAATTCATCAAAAGATAAACGGTGCAAGAGCGCAGAACGATGTCAGCTTTAAATCCGGTGGTGTATTGATTGACGATGGCTTTGCTTATTTTAAATTTGCTAGCTTCTATAACAAATTAAAGAATAGTGGCTGGAAGTATCCGGAAGATAAAACGGGCGTAATGATACAGGAGTTTTATAAAGATTGCAATGTAGAATTTATTGAAGAGAAACGATTTCCATCTCAAAAGAAAGGTGAATACAATACACCAACAAAACATTTAATTAAAATATCTATAGAGAAGTTTCAAAGTGTAAAGATTTTACACAATAAAATAAATTACGATAAGGAGATCATATGATTAGAAAAATATTGGGTCCTCCTGGTACAGGTAAAACTACAAAACTATTACACTATGTAAGAACACTGGTTAAGTTTGGTGTGCCATTACACCGAATAGGATACTTTGCTTTCACTAAAAAAGCTGCAGGCGAAGCAAAAGGCAGAATGTTAGACAAGCACCCCGAGTTAGAAGATAAAGATTTACCATACTTTCAAACACTACATTCTTTTGCATTTAATCTTTTGGGTATGAAAAGAAGTAACGTTATGCAGAACGAAGACTATGCAGCCATTGGTCGAGAAGTTGGCATCGAAGTATCTGTATTCTCAAACGGTGAAGACAGCACAGGTTTTGTTGATTCTAATAGTGAATACTTTAAATTAATATCTGCAGCTAAGATAAAAAATATATCTATTGAAGAAGAGTTTAACAGCAATATGTATTCTGAAGACTTAGACTTTGAGATTGTTAAGATCTTAAAATTAGAATTAGATAACAGAAAAGAAGCATTTAAACTGGTCGACTTCAACGACATGATACAAAAATTTATAGACCGTGCTGACGATCTTTGTCCAACGTTTGATGTTGTATTTATTGATGAAGCACAGGACTTATCACCTATACAATGGAAGATGTATGATGAACTTAAAAAGAAATCAAAGCACATTGTTTTAGCTGGTGATGATGATCAAGCTATCTACGGTTGGGCCGGAGCTGATGTAGAGCGATTTCAAAAAGAACCTGGTAAAGAGATTGTATTACCAAAATCTTATCGTGTTCCACAAAGTATACAATCTATAGCTAATAAAATATTAGACCGTATTCCTGATGAGAGAAGGATACTTAAAACATGGCAACCGCGTAAGGAAACAGGGAACATATACCCTGAGTCTTATTCACTTCAAGAGATACCAGTGCAAGACGGCAACTGGTTAATATTAGCTAGAACAAATTACAGATTGATTAATCTAATGCCAGACTTACAGGCTATGGGTATTTATTACGAATACAAAAATAAGAAAAGTTTTTCTGAAAAATTATACAAGACTATAATTAACTGGACCCGATATGTAAAAGGTGAACAGTTAAACGAAGCAGAGATCAAGGATATATTGGAATACACAGAGTATCAAACTATAGAAGAGATAGACAAGAATCTTAGATGGTATGAATTACTACAGTTAGATTTTGATGACAGTTTATACATAAGAAAGATGTTAGAAAGAAAAGAACCGTTAAGCAGTAAACCAAGAGTGAAGTTATCTACCATACACGCAGCCAAAGGTGGAGAAGCTGACAATGTTTTACTGGTGTTAGATATGTCCAAACGTACTTTAGAATCATTACAAAGAAGCTTAGAGAAGCAGGATGAAGAGCATAGGGTTTGGTACGTTGGTGTGACTCGAGCAAAACAAAATCTGTATTTCATTGCAGGAAAAAATAAGGAGAGAAGTTATGACGTCGAAAGTTTGGGATAAGCAGCACGGAGGATCCCATTATCAAAAGTATAAAATTCAGCCGAGCAAGTTTGTAGTTGAGAACGAGTTGTTATATCCGGAAGGATGTGCTATCAAATACATAATAAGACATCGTGATAAAGGAAAGAAACAAGATTTATTGAAAGCAATACACTTTATAGAAATGATTATTGAAAGAGATTATTTAGAAGACACTACCACAAAACCCTTACCGCCGGGGTTCACACTAAAAAAGGATGACAATGAGAATACCTAAGTTTGAAGCACAAACAGAATGGACTATTCCAACGGAGTTTCCAGATCTTAGACAAGTAGAAGAAATAGCCATCGACTTAGAAACCAAAGATCCAAACTTAAAAGAAAAAGGATCTGGCTCTGTAATTGGTAACGGTGATGTTATTGGTATTGCTGTAGCTGCTAATGGTTACAAAGGATACTTCCCTATTGCACATGAAGGTGGTGGAAACATGGACCGTAAAAAAGTTTTAGAGTGGCTTAAAGATATTTTAGAAGCGCCATCAACAAAAGTATTTCACAATGCCATGTACGACGTCTGTTGGTTAAGACAACTAGGTTTTAAAATAAACGGTGACATTGTTTGTACAATGATAGCGGCAGCCATCACAGATGAGAATAGATTTAGATACGATCTTAACAGTTTGTCTTGGCATTATCTTGGCTACGGTAAGAACGAAGGTGCATTAGCTGAAGCCGCATCTGAGTGGGGCATTGATCCAAAGTCTGAAATGTATAAGCTGCCATCCATGCACGTAGGATCTTACGCTGAACGTGATGCTGAGATTACACTAGGTTTATGGCAAGAGATGAAGAAAGAAATTATCCATCAAGATCTTGAAGATGTATTTGATTTAGAAACAGAACTCTTCCCATGTCTTGTTGACATGAAGTTTAAAGGTGTAAGAGTAGACATAGATAAAGCACACCTCATGAAGAAACAATTAGTGCAAGAAGAAAGAGATTTACTAACTGCAATAGAAAAAGAAACTAATGTTAGACCACAGATATGGGCTGCAAGATCTATTGCTGAAGTGTTTGATAATCTAAAGATACCGTATGAAAGAACACAAAAAACATCTGCACCTTCTTTTACTAAAAACTTTTTACAAGAACACGAGCACCCTGTTGTAAAGATGATTGCCAAAGCTAGAGAGATTAATAAAGCACACACAACCTTTATTGATTCAATATTAAAGTACCAACACAAAGGTAGAATACACGCGGATATAAATCAGTTACGTTCACAGTTTGGTGGAACGGTAACCGGAAGATTTTCATATTCTAACCCTAACCTACAACAGATACCTGCAAGAAATAAAGATCTAGGTCCAAAGATTAGATCATTATTTATTCCAGAAGAAGGATGTAAGTGGGGATGTTTTGATTACTCGCAGCAAGAACCAAGGCTCGTTGTACACTATGCATCTCTTTATAAGCTACCCTCAGTCTATAATGTTGTTGATGCCTATCACAATAACAAAGACTCTGACTTTCACCAGACCGTAGCAGACATGGCACAGATCCCTAGGACACAAGCCAAGACAATTAATCTAGGATTATTCTACGGTATGGGTAAAGCTAAACTACAGGCAGAATTAGGTGTAACGAAAGAGAAAGCTGCTGAACTATTTAACACGTATCATGGTCGAGTACCCTTCGTTAAACAACTTATGGAGCGAGCATCTAATCGTGCACAGGACCGTGGTCAGATAAGAACTTTACTTGGCAGACTATGTAGGTTTCATTTGTGGGAGCCTAATCAATTCGGTATGCATAAAGCCTTACCACACGAAGATGCACTCAGGGAACATGGACCGGGGATCAGGAGAGCTTACACATACAAGGCACTCAATAAATTAATTCAAGGGTCTGCTGCAGACATGACTAAGAAAGCAATGTTAGAACTTTACAAGGAAGGAATTATACCGCACATACAAATACATGATGAGTTGGATCTTTCTATAAAAGATGATAAAGAAGCAAATAGGGTTATTGAGATTATGGAGAATGCAGTTACTCTAGAGGTTCCCAACAAAGTAGATTACGAACATGGGGAAACTTGGGGTGATATTTATGATTAATTATGGCTTATTTAAATGCAAACATACCGGTGGAATATGCACAGATTAAAAGAGAATATCTTTACGATCTTAAAAAACACCACGGCGAAGTTGAAGACTGTATTATCTTTGGTCTATCCGCTATCACAGGTCGTAGTATTTTATTTCATGCAATTATGGAAAACGGTGCAGTCTTTTATCGTCTACCGATTACTGCCTTTATTCAAAGAGGTTTTAAACCGGAAGATGTTCCTAGGCGTAGACTTGATGAGTTACAGCTTTGGAATTGTTTCAGTTATTATCCTTCTGTTCATTCTTGGGATATCCTAGACGGACAAGCAGGAAAATACATAGGAAAAGACAAGAAATGGCACCATGGTAAATACTTATTTACTGTTGATTTTGCTCACCCAGAGAGTAATATATTAGACACGGATCATTCAGAGATACCGCACGAGCACAAGTGTGCTCACATCATAGCCCTAGATGATGGGAACTATGCAGCACAACCCAACAATAGATGTATATGGGATATACCTTCATTTACGGTAAAAGATAATATTCCAGATTGGAAAGTGCAAACATCTGAATGGAACGTAGAGAACACAAGTAAATGGAAGACCGAAGATACGGACAACTTCTTTTACGAGATTGAGGAGAAGAAACATGATAACAGTTAAAGTGCATTGTGTTGAGTGTGGACATGAATTTCATAGAGCTTTGTGCCCAGCCACAGCATGTGAATGTTATTTTATGGAGGATGAAAACATGATTAAAAAAATTAAACAGAAGTTAAAAGCTATCTGGAATAGTATCGTGTCAAAATTCTGGCAGGATTAATTTATGGCGTTAAAAATCGGAGAAGA